TTGATTTTTGAAGATACTGAAACACCTAGCTTTACATTTACCTTTGTGGATCAAAACGACATTTCGGATGTTATTGTAAATCAAGTTGAACCTATCCTAAGCAGCAGAGGCGTGCAGGAGTTTTACTACCAAAACTTTACACGACCTGATTTAACCACTCTCAATCTTGACTGGATACAAAGCACAGTCAGTGTTAATGCAACAACTGGTTATTTTCAATTTGTAAGTTCACAAGCACCAGCTCCGGTTGGTCCACAAGCAAGTGATAACAAAAGATATATTGCACAAGGCGGGTTGATCAAGTTTGTTCCGCCAAGTGGGCAGTATTTTGACAAGTTTAACAGATTAAAAACTGGTTCACCAACACTGCCCGGTGATAAAACAGTAATTTGGGCAACAGTAACACAGCTAAAACTTGACGGCACAAACTTTGGACTTGGCAACAACGCTGATGGTACAGGCCCAGTTACATTAAACAACTTTATTCCAACTGGCGCTGTGCCAACTCAGGTAGTTGTTAACTTTATAACAGATTTGCCAACTGCTATTGAACAAACAATGCGTGAACAAATTGAATTGTACCGAGATTTTGGATTGGGCTATGACAATCTCAGTGAAGAGTGGTATGTGATCACATCAACCAACTTGAATACAGCGACTACATTCAGTCTTGCAAATGCACAAGACACCAGCGGCACAGGACTTGATAACTCATGGTTAGTGATATTTGAAACAGATGGTGTTACCTATACAGTGACCTCGCGAAGCCTTGAGCGTTATTGGGGCAGTGTACTTGAGACACGCTTCTTTTATGATGGTACACAAAAAGTTTATGATCCTAAAACAGGCACAATTATTAACGATTTTATCAATGTGCTTAAAACCAACAACCAGCCCGATAGCAGTACAACACTAAACAGCGATGAAATACTTGATATTATTGGTCAGCCGGTTGAAACAGATGGTTTTGTAGATGATTTTCGTGTAAGGATTTCATATAAAGATTCAGACAACGACGGTGTTCCAGACAACCCAGATTACTTTGAAACATTGGTTGCACCAGATACAAATCCAAATTCAAAGCGTGTATACCTACAGAGAACCACTGACTTTGACAATTTGGAAAGATATTTGCCGCTAGCCAGCAGTGTAGTAATTGGCAGTTTTGCAACCAAAGCAGCCATTGAATTGGTCAAGAGTGAATACCCAGATGGTCAAATCTTTTATGCATACACCGATGCAAAGTTTTATAAATTGACAGTTGCCTATAATGGTGTAAGAACTATTGCCGAAGTAACTGGTTACGAAACGTACACTGGTCGCCAAGGTCTGTACTTTCAGTATAGACACAATGCACCATTGAGCAGACGTATTGATCCTGGCACAACCAACATTATTGATATCTATCTTGTTACCAGTGCATATTATACAGCATACCAAAACTATGTTAAAGACAACACAGGCACTGTGCCTCAACCAGCACAGCCTACCATTGATGAGCTAACTGCAAGTTACAGCACGTTAGATCAGTATAAGATGATTTCAGACAATATTATCTTAAACAGCGCAACATTCAAGCCACTGTTTGGAACTAAATCATCACCAGAGCTAAGAGCAACAATCAAGTGTGTTAAAAATCCAAACAGCACAGTGAGTGTTAGTGAAATCAAAAGTCAAGTAGTAAATGCAATGAACCAATATTTTACCATTGACAATTGGGACTTTGGCGATACATTCTTCTTTTCAGAACTCAGTGCTTACTTGCACGATAAACTAGGCACTATTATTAGCACAGTGGTTCTTGTGCCAGTCGATCCACTAAAATCATTTGGTGATCTATATGAAATTCGCAGCCAAGCAAATGAGCTTTTTGTTAACGCCGCTACTGTAAATGACGTCGAAGTCATTGACGCATTGACCAGCAGTCAATTGCGTACAGCATCAAACAGTGGAGTAGTGTAAACTATGGCCAATAGAATTCGTTCAGAAGATTTCCTTCCTGAAATCTTTCAAACTGGCACCAACAAACAGTTGTTGCGCAGTACACTTGACCAGCTTACACAAAATCCAAAACTAAAACCCACTGAAGGTTATATTGGTCGCAAAGTCGGTCAAGGTGTAAATCCAACAGATAGCTATGTACTTGAAGCAACTGAAAACAGAACCAACTATCAACTTGAGCCCGGTGTTGTACAACTAAAACCTAACACCAGCACAGTAAGCAATGCAGTTACATACCCAGGTATCATTGACAGTTTAGAACTCAAAGGTGCAAACACCACACGCCACGACAGACTGTTTGACAGCGAACATTACTCTTGGGATCCAATGGTGGACTTTGATAAGTTTGTTAACTTTGGCCAATACTATTGGGTACCAGAAGGACCAGACAATGTTGATGTTTTTGCAAATGCTGTTCCGATACGTGATGATTTTGATGTTGCAGACACTGATGACGGATACACATTCTCAGGAGAACCAGGCACACTGCCTACACTGACATTGGCACGGCAAGGAACATACACATTTAATGTAAACGATCTTGGGCAAAACTTTTGGATTCAAAGTGTGCCCGGCACAAGCGGTGTACTACCACAACAGTCAAATCAAAGTTCGCGTGACGTATTAGGCGTACAAAACAACGGTGACGATGTTGGCACAGTGACATTCAATGTACCAACTAGCACAGCGCAAAACTTTTACTTTACACTAACTGACATTGGTTCAACTGACCTAGTCGAAGATACATTAAAGTTTACTGATATTAACAATCAGTATGTGGATACTTTTGTAGCTGCACATGGCGGCATTGACGGAATCACCGATTTACAAAGTCGCACATTGATTTTTACCACCGATACCAACGATGGTTGGGAAGTACAAACACCGTTTGACACTGCTGGCAATGGATTTGGCGAAAATGGATTTGATGAATCAGATCCGATAGCAACTGATGCTGAGCGTTATGTACAGTGGCGCATCAACTTTAACTATGCTGACCCTGCCCGTCCGTTTATGGAACTAACCAAAGTTCAAGACATTGCCAATCTTGCAAAAACATTGATTGCATATGGCACTGACTATGCAGGTAAAACTTGGTATAAAAATGCCGAAGGCACATTTGAACTTCAGCCGCTGCTCACTGCTAGCCTTGATGTGCTTTATTATCAAGACGGTAGTGACGAAACAAACTTTGGTGTAATACGTCTTGTTGATCAGCCCAGTGATGCCAGTATAATAATTGAAGATATTATTGGACATAAAAATTATACATCACCAAATGGGGTAGTATTCTCAAACGGCCTCAAAGTTCGCTTTCCTAGCGCAACAACACCTGCTAGTTACGAAGGCAATGAATACTACGTTGAAGGTGTTGGTAGTGCTATTGAACTGCTATTGGTTACAGACTTTATTACACCAGAAACTTACACTGCCAGCACATCTGTACCATTTGACAGCACAGGCTTTGACGAAGGCAACTTCGACAGCACACTGAACGCACCAACCGTTCCTGATTACATGACCATTAACCGAGCCAGCATTGATCGTAATGCTTGGAGTCGCAGTAACAGATGGTTCCATGTTGATGTGCTTAATGCAACAGCAACATACAATAATGTTGCTCCAAATATAAACAACAACAATCGTGCCAAGCGTCCTATACTGGAGTTTAGAAAAAATCTCAAGCTCAATGATTACGGCACAGAAGGCATTGATGCAGTTAATATCATTGACCTTACGGAAACTGATGCATTTTCCAACATCAATGGCACCATTGGTTACAGCATTGACGGATATGAACTCATTGACGGATCAACTGTTATTTTTTCAGCTGATCTTGATCCCGAAGTGCGCAACAAAATTTATCTAGTAAAACTTGTGCAGATTAACAACTCCAGTGAACCAGTTATTGATTTACAACCAGCAAGTTTAACAACTCCCGATGTTCCTGTTAACACAGTTACAGTAATATCAAGTGGGCAAACACTGCAAGGAACGTCGTATTGGTTCGATGGAACTGCATGGATTGCTTCACAACAAAAAACCAAAGTAAATCAACCTCCACTGTTTGATGTTTACGACAGTAATGGTTACAGTTTCGGTGATACAACAGTATATCCAAGTACAACTTTTGCTGGATCTAAAATATTCAGCTATGCTGTCGGAACTGGAGTTACCGACACAGTGATTGATCAACCGCTCAAGTATCTAACCATTGCAAATGTTGGCGATATATTGTTTGACAACAACCTATATGTAGATACATTTGTTTACGTTGCTGGCACGGTTAGTGTTACAAAAAAGATTGACACAGGTGTAGTTAGACAGTATAATACTAGAACAACATTTGACAAGCTACTGGGATGGCAGACCAGCTTCTCTACATATGTACAACG